GCGTCAGGGGCGCGTTTGTGTTTGCCGGTGGGTCGGCTACAGGTCGTGCGTCGTCCTACGGCGCTCAGGTGCATAACTTCACGCGCAAGTGCGCCAAGGAACCTGAAGACGTGCGCCAGGCGATGGTGCGCGGTCATGCTATCGTGCCGCAATACGGCAAGCGCGTGACGGACGTGTTGAAGGGTATGCTACGCCCTGCGCTGATACCGGCGGCAGGCAAGTCCTTCGTCGTCGCCGACTGGGCGTCGATTGAGGCGCGGGTCACACCGTGGGCGTCGAACAGTCTTGCGGGTGACGCCAAGCTGAAGCTGTTTGTCAGTGGCGAGGATGTGTACAAGGTAAACGCTTCGGCGACGTTCGGCGTTCCCGTTGCCGACATCACGGCTGACCAAAGGCAGATCGGCAAGGTGCAGGAATTGGCGTGCGCGTTCGCCGGTAGTATCGGCGCGTTTGCGGCGATGGGTCGGGCGTATGGCGTGCATATGCCCGACAGCGAAGCGCAGCGCATGGTGAACGGCTGGCGTAGGGCGAACCCGTGGGCGCCGCCGTACTGGCAGGGGCTTGAGAACGCCTACACGACCGCGATGCGGAACAAGAACACAGACATAGAAATAGGCTGCATTGTGTACCACTACGACGGTCGGCATCTCTGGTATATGCTGCCGAGCGGGCGGGTGCTGTGCTACCCATACGCCAAGTTTGACGAGGACGGCATCAGCTACGCCAAGTCGGCGTGGAAGCCCGCGCAGGACGCAAAGCATTGGCCGCGTGCGCGGTTGTGGAAAGGCTTAGCGTGCGAAAATATTACTCAGGCAATCGCAAACGATCTGCTAAGGTACGCGCTCAGACAACTTGACGATGTGGTTTTGCATTGCCATGATGAGATATTAATTGAATCAGACAGGCCGGAAGATGTTGCTTCAGAACTGAAGCGCGTGATGACGACCTGTCCGAATTGGGCGGGGGGTCTGCCATTAGCGGCAGAAGTAAAAATTATGGGGAGGTACGGCAAGTGAATTTTCTAGAACACCTGATGAAGGCTGCGCCGGATGGCGAGACGATCTTGGTCGTCAAACAAAAACCAACATCACAGAAGCACAAAGACGGGTCGATCAAATACTTCTGGCCCGCCTATCTGCCGGATAAGTACAGAGGCGAGGGCGCATGGTACGCCAACACCGCGTCGTTTGTCCTTGACAGGTTCACCGACGGCAAGGTTCACGCAGGCGCGGCCTACTGCGACTATGTAGCGTTCATGGTGCTTGACGACATCGGCACGAAGAGCAAGACGCCGCCGCTTGAGCCGACATGGAAAATGGAAACCTCGCCGGGCAACTTCCAGTGGGGTTACAAGTTCAAGTTGGACGAGCAGCCGACCAAGGGCGAGTTCTCGGCGGCTATCGTCGCCATCGCCGAGGCGGGCTACACGGATCCCGGCGCCATCAATCCGGTGCGTAACTTCCGTCTGCCGGGTTCGATCAATCTGAAGGACGGTCGGGATAACTTTGCGTCTGTATTAGCGGAGCATACGCCTGAGCGGATGTTCACACTAAAAGAAATCTGCGACGCGCTTGGCGTTACCCCGCACGACCCTGACACAAGCACCCGCCGCAAGTTGACGCTTGACGATAACGGTCAGGACGACGTGCTGAAGTGGATGTACGACCGAGGCGAAGTAATCGAGAACGGCAACGCCGAGGGATGGTTTGGCGTCGTCTGCCCTAACGCGGCGGAGCACAGCGACGGCAATGCGATGGGCCGTTACCATCCGCTGAACCGCGCCTACACCTGTTTCCACGGTCACTGCGGCGACTGGACTTCGCGCCGCTTCCTGTGCTGGGTAGCGGAAGAGGGCGGGCCTAAGCATGAGCATGGTCTGCGCGAGGAACTCATTGCCAAGGCGATGAACGAGGCGCTATCCAAACTGTCGCCGACTGCGGCGTTTCCAGACGCCGCTGCCGAGGTCATCGCCGAGATAGAGCGCAAGGAACTTGGCCGCGTCGAGAAGGCAGACTGGTACAAGAGGTTCGCCTATATCCAAGAGGATGAGGCGTTCTTCGATCTGCAAGACCGGCGCGAGATCTCGCGGTCAACATTCAACGCGCTGTTCCGGCACATCACCTGTAAGTCGATCCACAACGGGCGGCGCATTGAGGCGTCCGTCTGCTTTGACGAGAACCGTCAGGCGATGGAAGCCAAGGTGTTGGTCGGCATTACCTACGCCGCAGGCGAGAGCGTCCTTGTAGCGCGTGACGGCGACGTTTACGGCAACAGGTGGCGCGATGCACGCCCGCAAAGCGCGCCAGGCGACGCGCAGCCTTGGCTTGACCATGTAGCGTTGTTGATCCCCGACGAGCGCGAGCGTCAGCACCTGCTCGACATGATGGCGTTCAAGGTTCAGAACCCTAGCATCAAGATCAACCACGCCGTGTTGCATGGCGGCGACGAAGGCTGCGGCAAGGACACAATGTGGGCGCCATTCATCTGGGCCATCTGTGGGCCGGGTCTGAAGAATAGGGGCTTGGTTGATAATGACAGCATCTCGTCCGCGTGGGGCTACCACCTTGAAAGCGAAGTCCTGATCATCAACGAGCTGAAGGAAGCAGATGCCAAAGAGCGCCGCGCACTGGCGAACAAGCTAAAGCCCTTGATAGCCGCGCCGCCTGAGATGTTGCCGATCAACCGCAAGGGCTTGCATCCATACATGATGCTAAACCGGATGTTCGTCTTGGCGTTCTCAAACGATCCGGTTCCGATCTCGCTACCGTCGCAGGATCGTCGGTGGTTCTGCGTCTGGTCGCACGCGCCTCGCATGAACGAGGACGACGCGACGCGGCTCTGGAAGTATTTCCAAGATGGCGGCTTTGCCGCTGTCGCGCATATGTTGCAGACCCGCGACGTGTCGGCGTTCAACCCGGCGGCTACCCCGTTTATGACGGACTTCAAGATCAACTTGGTCGAGAGCGGCATGAGCCTCTTGGAAAGCTATCTGATGCGCATGATTGTCAACCGCGAAGGTTCGTTTACGAACGGCGTCATCGGTGGGCCATTTCATGTGCTGTGCGACACGCTATCGGTATCAGCGCCCAACGGCATGAAGATTCCGCAGTCCGCGCTGCTGCACGCGCTCAAGGAAGGCAAGTGGATTGACAAGGGCCGCCTAGCGTCCGCGAAGCACGGTACGAAGAAACACATCTTCTGCGCGCCTGAATACACCGATTGGTCTAAGTCTGATCTGCGGGACTTCATAGAGCCTAAGCCGCAGCCTAAATTTAACATCGTATAAATAAGAAGCGCCCGTCGGGGGGTCATCCGACGGGCGCTAAGGCGTTCTGGGAGGAACGCTTAAATGTCTAGCACGGCTCCTATGATGCCGACAAGTGCTAAAGATACTATTGCGATGATCATCGGGGCCACGCTATTGCAATAGCTGTGCAGAAGACGATGCCGGCTAGGCAGTACATGATCCGATCAGCCATTTTTTGACCATATCTTCTTGCGCGTCACCACATCCGGCATTGGCTCGGCTGGCGGCAGTTCAGACCGCGGATCTTCAGCGATCAGCGCGGCTATGTCCCGCTCAACCGCGTCCATCGGTGACGGCGCGGCTAGGCTCGCCAGTTGAGCGTATCCGGCGATATCATCCCAGTGGTCGCGGAACGACGGGTCACCGTTCAAAATCCGCGCCAGTTTAGACGCGATCATTTCAATCGCCTCTGCTTGCGGCTCGGTAAGCCTGTTCCAATTCGGCGACAGCATCATCGTTAGTTTGATCTTCTGGCTCGTTGCGGCTGTTTTCGCATACTGCCCGTGTGTCTTCTCGCGTTCGTCCAACATATTGTCCTCTTTCCTTTACTGCCATTGCGGCTACTGTTGACGTGTAGTGGTAGGTTATTTGGCCGTCGTGCGTTGTTGCGCGCCATTGGCCTTTCCATCTGTTGAGGCTGATCCAACCAAGGTGGTTGTCTTGCTCGTCCGCAACAATGAAACAGTCATCCCCGTCGTAAAGCAAGTTCATAGCGTTTGATCCCATAATAAACGGTTGAGTGATCCCGATCACCTATGTAGCGCCCGATCTGGGGCAGTGACAGGCCGAGCTCTTTATGCAGTCGGTAGTAGGCCAACATCCGCGCATCAATAAATTTTTTGCTACGGTTGTGGCTGGTCAACTGATCCATTGTGACGCCGTGCAAGGCGCAGACCTCGCGCAGGATCAGCTTCCATTTTGGAACCCCGGCAACGCCTGCAACCTTCAGCAGTTCGTGCGCTTCCCTAAATTGCTCGCGCATGGATATTGATAGCGGCGGCGGCGGGGGCGGTGGCGGTGGCGGTGGCGGTGGCGGGACGTTAGGTATAGCACCCGCCCACAGCCTCGCCCTGACCGCTTTATAGTGTTGCTGCAAGTCGTTCATCTGTGATGTTCCCTGTGTCCATGCGTAATATGTAAACCCGCGCCTCTGGATGCGTCTTACACCAGTGGTCGTAAACCATTTCGGCATCGGCGAAATTGTCTTCGACCGTATCATCGGCGAAATCGTCCTCAATTACCGCGACGTAGTAATCAATTTTGTCATAACGTCCCATCATTGCACCCTTTCGATCCGATAATCGCCGGCGTCATAGTCCGGCATTTCCTGTAGCAAGTCGTCAATCTCGGCCTGCGCATCCGCAACCGTGTCGAACACCCACGGTTCGCCCTCGTCATCGCTGAAAAAGTTAGTCCAGCAATTCGTCCAATCGTTACCCGTGCGGGTTAATACCTGATAAGTCATTTCACGTATTCCAACACTTCGGCCCAATTATCGGTCGATAACAAGCAATCGCCGAACTCAATATCGCACACTAAAAACCGTTCGCCCGAAAACTCGCGATCATCGGGGTTCGCGAAGTCAACGAATATTTGATAGACGCCCCATTGCCATGATGGGCACGCGTCATGACGCCATGACCTATCCGTCCAATCCTTCGGAATAGGCGGGAGCGTTGCGGTATCGTATTCTGGAAATGCGTCTTTAATCATTTTAACCCCCGTTAAATAGGCCGCGCACGGCCATCAATGAAAACGTGCGTAGCGCGCTCGCGTACTTTTTTAATGCGATAATCCACAACCGACATCCAACGGACACCGTCGGGGAAAAAACGCGCATAATCGGTTGCGTCTTTTTCTGTTTTGAAACGCAACGTATTGCCATGCCAATCGCCTTTGACGGACATTTGAACTTGCACTCTGTAAGACATAACAACCCCCGTTAACCTATGACGACATCGCCGATATCGGACATGGCAAGCGCGAGCGCGATTGCGTCTTTGCGCGTCCGATAATGCGACATCAAGCGCCGCTCGTTACAGACATCGTCCTCAAACCATAGTTCCCACCGCTTGCCATTTTTTAATACATACCATGTCGTTTTCATCACATCCCCCACAAAATAATAGCCGTTACAAATAGAGCTAGGCAAACCAACTCTACACAATCCATAACAATTTCTTTTATCATGTTCAACTCCTTTTATGTCGATTTTTAGAGTTTATTATAAAAAGTTTAACAGACGGTTAACGTGATCCAGTGATCCAACTGATCCAGTGATCCAGTGATCCAGTTTGATCAAATTTTGATCTGGTTATGGCTGGACAAGCGGAAACAAGCTCGCCTGGCGAAGCCCGGCGCGCAGCTATGCAAGCGTCAATTAAGACGCTTGCGATATTGCTAGCTAGTTTTATCGCTTAGAGCATTGCTTTCAATTCTGCTTTTATCGCTTTCGCTTTATCGCCGCGCCATGACGACGCATTGGATAGGAAATAGCGCACAACGCTTTTCCCGCTATCGTAATAATAATCATCGTCGATAGCGTTAAGCGCCGTCATGGCGTCAAGATAGGGCTTCGCCGCATAATTGACGTTTGACCAATCTTTTTTGATCTCATAAGCAATTGTCGCAATGGAACGCATAGTTAACCCCTTCGCTTGTCACTAGCAGGATTGCTAGCTATCGAACGGCGCACCGTAGCACGCCGTCTATAGCTAGCAATTACGCGGCCAAACGCACGACGAAAGCGGAATTGCTTTTCTTGAGCTTATTCCCTTTCGCTTTTAATCCCACGACAACGCCGCCTCTTTTATCCATATGACGCAAATCATGTTCGTCGCCATTGATCACCTCAAAACCGTTCCAATGGCTTGGCAATTCATTGGCAAAAATGACCGCGACATTGTGACCGGCGCGCAACGCGGCAATGCTTTCGCTTTCGTTGTTCTCATGCCGCGATAGCGTCAAGTAATAATTGCTAGGCAATGCCCGATATAAGCGCGATGCATTTTTTGTATAATCGACGAATTGGATATCGGGGAAGATTGCCATTATGTTTTTGTAAATCACGCCATTGTGAGAACAGGCGATACCTTCCCATGCAATGTCAGTAGAGCCATTGAGACGCACGCACAATTTAAGGCCTTTCTTATTCGCGTCTCTAATACCATTTTCGATCGATTTGATCACATCGCGCAAGTATCCTTTGCGATCGCTCATGAATCTTTGCGCCTTGTCTATGCGCGATTGTCTCACAGAATTGATATCGCGCTCATGCTTTACCATTGCGGCTTGGCCTGAATGCCAACCTAAGCAATGGGCAATGCATTCCGGCGAAGCGTGCGAGCATAAATTTTTACCGGATAGTGAATGAGGCGCCATGTAGTGGATTGCATTGTAATAGCCGAATTCAATGGCTTTTATCGCTTTCGCACTATCGAAACTGAAAATCTTGTTCTGCATTCTGTTCACTCCCATGAACGATTGTCCGACATTGGCAATCGGCTAGACGGCGCGCTTGCGCCGTCACGCGGATTGTCAATCACGCGGCGCGATTGTGAAAACTTCGTCGCCATTGGGAAGCATACCCGAACCGGATATATTAAACGGCCAATTGAGTTTCTTAATTAACGCATAAGCCGCGGCGAGCCTATTATTCTCAATTGATAATGCGTAATCATAAGATAAGGTGACGTTAACATTTTTATGCACAAACGCCTTAATCCGTGAGCCGCGGGTATTAGTTGGTTCAAGGTATTTTACTTGTATGGCTTTCATTATCTTAACCCCTAATTGTCAGGCCTTATTGCCTATTTATTATCATAACAACTTTTATGGTGATGTCAAATGTTATGTTTCTAGGTATTTATTCAGGCAGGTTTTCCGTTTTGCGTCATTATTGTGCCAATATTGTCATATTTTTGGCAAGGGTTTCTGAGTGCCCGTAAGGCTTTTGGCTATATTGTCATTATATTGATATTATCTTGAAAATTTAAAATATATAGGTATATAGTCCTATACAGCCGTGGGGCGCTAGCGATTTAAAACCGATGACAATATCGCCAATAACGCCAATGAATTGAAAAATGCAGAAATCCGCAACATTATCTTTTAGGCACAATCACACACGCGCATAACAAAACGTGTTGTAGCCCGCTTAGAATTGATTTAATCGCCATGTCAAAAATCGGGCGCGTTTACGTTCCATAATATTCCACACAAACAAATGTTAATTACCGCATTGGCTTTCTGATGTCAGGAAGTCAATCTGCCGGCATAAACCCATTTTGGGTCACGTCACCCATTTGCCTGTGCGCTGCACAAGCCGGGCTTTAGTCCCCTTGCTGCTAGGCTTGACCCATTTTGGGTCTAATCCCCCGTTTGCCTGTGGATACCCCATTTTGGGCCACGCCAGGCTTGACAGCCATACCTTACGTAAGGTCAAGGCAGGGGGGGGAGGGCCGTGGCCGACCGGTCAAATCCTACGCACCCCCTACAAAAAATTTTTTCTTAA